TGACCGTGCTGTCGGGGTAGTCGTCCCCGTTGAAATGCTTGCTGGCTGTGCGGATCCAGATGTCGGGTTTGTTGCCGTAGACCTTCTTGAGAAAGGCGCCTTGGTAACGCCGCCCCGCCACTGTTACGCCGCTGCCGGTTTGCCGCGCCCGGCCGATCCGGCTGGACTCGATGGCGTTCAAACCGAACCACAGTTTGCCGCTCGCAGCCGCGCCGGAAACTGGATAGCTGCGCAACCGCTGACGCACCGCTGCTACGGCAATGCGCTCTGACCGGCCGACTGCTCGGGCGATGTGCGTGCGCAACCTTCCCAACGTTTTGTTGATCGCGCGCCGATGCGCGGCAGCAGCCGCTTTCGGCACCAACTTGGCAAAGTCCTGGAACGCTTGAAAATCTGGGGCCGAGGACTGGATAGAGATCATCCCGCCCCCGGCCGAGGGTTTGAAATAGCTGCCTACGCTCATGGCCGTAACCTCAGAATCAAGGCGACCAAGCCGTCACCGCTTGGCTCCAGTTGCAGCAGATCGTAGTCACCGCCGCCATCCAAAGCAGGCAAGTCGACGCTGACCAGCAGGCCCTGCTGCAGGCCCTGCGAATCGCTGACACGGATCTCGAAGCGCGGCTCGCGCAACCCGGTATTGAGCTTGCCGAACTTGGGTTGCAGCCAGGGCGCAGCGAACATGCCAAACATTGGCTCTTCGCGACCCTCGATACGTGCGGTATCGCCCAGCGTCTCGAACACCACTGCGTCTACATCGGCGATCAGATCGCGAAAGCCCATGACTACATCTCCAACAGAATCTGCGCTAATGGCCGGGTGCACATGTGCAGAGGGTTGGATTGCGCTTCACCGGCCATGCCCTTGTTGAACGGTAAAGGTTCGATCTTGCTGTAGTACGGCACGCCTTCGGTGTTGACAGTTTCCATATAATCGGCCGGCGCGAACACCGAGATGTACAGATCCGGCACACCTTCGGGAATCAGTAGTGCCTTGTCGTCGTGCACAAAAGTGATGCCGGCGATCTTGCCACGATAACGCTCCCAGGTGATGCCGCCATAGTCGAAGCTTTCGCGGGCATCACCGCGCAGCGAAGCCGCTTGCTGGGTGTTGAGGTACGTCGCCTTCACTTCCTTGAGTTTCAGCATTGCGTTCCAAAAGTTCTTGCCACAGAAAGCGCGCGAACCACTGCGGGTAACGCTCCCGAGAGCGTCCTCCTGCAAATCCAACGCATCACCACACTTGATACGAAAGTCTTCGTCCGAGCCACCAAAGCCCATGGCCAAGGTTTTACGTTTCACTCCAAAACGCTCATACAGATCGAGCAATACTGTCTTGCCGTCGGCGTCGTAGATTTTGCCGTTCAGCGCGCCCAGACGCTGAAACTCGTGGGTAACGTCCAACTGGCGGCGGGCCTTTGCTAACCGCTTGTTGACCACGTCCTGTACCGACTGCAACTCGGAGCGCGTACCGAAAGCGCGAATGCCTTGAATCTCATCGGCCTTGATGGTGAAACGTTCAGGCAGGTGCACGGTGTTGAACGGGATCAGGGTGCGCTTGCTGCCAGCAACCACCAGACCAGAGGTACCGCGCTCACCGGCCGGCACCAGCGCTAAGGTGTCGCCGTCCTTCTCGATTTGCACGGTCAGAGTGGTGATGCCTTCTTCCTGGAACAGACCGAGGCTGCCGATACGGCCGGGCACGTATTCCTGTTCGTTGATGGCGGCGGTCAACGAGGACACCGAAAACGTCTCGTCGTTGAAGATTTGAATGTCAGCCATGTAGCAGTCTCCAGAAAACAAAAAACCCGCACAGGGCGGGCTGAATATTCGAGGGTGATCGCCTTAACGGACGATCACGTTATGGGCGGCCAGCGCTTTCTCGGCCGCCAGATCCAGACCACTCAGGTGCGCTTCGCTGACCTCGGCCAGGCGCACCACGGCGCGACCGCGACGGACAATGTCAGACGAACTCAGTGGTCCGAAAAGAATGGCCTGGGCGTTTTCGCTGCCGTCTTCGGCGGTCGGGTTGTACGGAGCGAATTCTCCAGTGGCGGTGACCAGGCCAAGGATCTGGCCAGGCTCCAGCGCCGGGCCTGCGGCGACGTTGATCGCTTCGCGGGAGATGGTGCCGGCACCTTCGGATAGGAGGAATTCTCCGGCGTGCATCGGTTCACGTTGAATGGTCATACTCAAGCTCCAGTAAGAGAAGTTCGTTTTCCGGTGTGCGCCGCTTGGCGAGCAGACCAGATCGAGGGCTGGTCGATTTGCCTGGCATGCACCTTCGGCATCGGGTCATCATCGAGTGGCAGACTGCTGTCGATTTCAAAGCCCTTGCCGCTGGTGACAATCTTGTCGAACAGACGCGCGCGCACTGCCGCAGCGTCCAGACCTGCCGCGACATACTCGGCGCTGAATTCCGGCAGTCGTGCGGCCACGCAGAGGTCGTTCACTGCCTTGGCACGTGCCAGTCCAGCCAGAACGATTTCTTCGCTTTCGAGCTGGGTTGAACTGAGCAGCGGCTCGACCAAGTTACTGATGCCCGCCGCCGTGCAGCGCTGAGTGATCAACAGTGCCAATTTGGCCGAGTCGATCACCGGCGGCACCAGTGGCGGATCTACAGGTTCAAGCTCCGGATCCGGTTCGGCTGGCTCATCGAGCTGGGCCAGCAATTCGGCCGGTACGTTCTGGAATCGTTGCAGCACCGCGCCTTGACCGAGGCAGGCTTTGACCTTCACGCCGTCACCGACTTCATCGGCAAGCCCCAGTGCCACCGCTTCGTTGGCGGTCAGCCAGGTTTCAGCAGCCACCAGGCGCCGCAACTCGACTTCATCGATGTCAGACGCCTTGGCTTTGTACGCCGCAATGATCGCTTCCATAGTCTGGTCAAGAACGTCGGCGACCTTGCGAAAGTTGTCCGCATCACCGGCGGCGTAAGTCCATGGGTTGTGGATCATCAACATCGCGTTGGAGGCGATCACCACCCGGTGAGCACCGCACACGGCCACGCTGGCCGCACTCGCTGCCAGCGCATCGATCCGCCCGGTGCAACGTTCGCCCAAGCGCGACAGTGCGTTGTGCATGGCCAGACCGTCGAACAGGTCGCCACCGATGCTGTTGAACGCGGCCACCACCGGTGACACACCGTCATCCATGGCGCGCAGATCCTGCACGAACTGATTGGCAGTGATGCCCCAGCCGCCGATCTCGCCATAGACGAAAACTTCGATCACTCGCTCGGTGGCCTCGCCGCTGGCATGCACGGCGTACCAGGTCTTGTCCTGAAGCTCGACGCGTTTGCCGGCGCGGTTGTAAATGCGCGGTCGCGCTTGTTTGCTCATGGTTGCTCCTTGTCGTCGTTGTATTCGACGGCATCCAGGGTGTTGTAGTTGAGGCCCAGTTTTGTGGCCCGCGCCAGATCGGCGGCGTTTTCCAGATCGACCGTTTCGGCGTCGTAACCGGTGCGCAGCACCATTTCGCTGCGCGAAGAAAAACCGGCCTGCACTTCCATCCGCCGTGCCTGCACGTCCTGCACCGGTTGGATGTAGGCCCAGCCTTGTGGCACCCATCGGGTACGCAGATAATCGCGGCGTTTCTGTGCGTAATCGTCCAGCACCAGGACACCCGACAGCACCGCCATGTCCATCCACGCAGCGCGTACCGGCCGGCAGAGTTGATGCACGTACACGCTGAACTGCAGTTGTTCCAGGCGGCGCCGAAATTCGTTGAGCACCACGCGGAGCGCTCGATCGTTGATGCCGCGCATGTCGCCGGTGAGGATTTCGTAAGGCGTGCCCGATCCCGCTGCTGCAGCCATCAATTGCTGCCGCATGAAGTCCGGGTAGTTGTTGCCTGCGTCTGGTGGTTTGGAGAACTCAACCTCCTCTCCTGCCCCCAACTCCTGCATCGTGCCGGGTTCGAGCGCGACCATCGGGGTGAAGCCGTCGCGATCCAGATCCAGCAACGCGCCGGTGACTGGATCGCGGGGCGTCTGCCCCGAATCCGGCGCTGGCCGTTTGATGAAACCAGCGAACAGGTTGGCCACTTCCTGTCGGAACAAAACCGCGTCGTCGTAGTTGTCGAGACTGCGCAGGCGCTTGAGCACCGGCGACAATCGCGGCACACCGCGCAACTGGCCCGGCTCGACCGGTTCGAAGATGTGCAGCACCTGAGTCGCCGGCACGCGAACCAGCTGGTTGTACCCGGCGTTTAGCGAGGCCGCATCACGCGGATGTGACAGGTACATCCAGTACGCCACGCGCTTGCCACCGGGAGTGAACTCGATACCGGCGCGGATGACGTTGCCGTTTTTGGTGGATTCGAATTTGTCGTGTGGGACGAATTCAGGCGCCAGGATCTGCAGTTGCAGCGGAACCGCCAAGCCTTCGTCCCGACTGCGAGGACGCAACCGCACGAAGCATTCACCCGATGTTTCCACCGTGCGCGCCACCAGCGCCTGCTGGCCATAAAAGTCGGTGCGATCATCCGCATCAGACTCATCGACCCAATCGCCCCAGAGTTCCTGCAGCAGCTTGCGCAGAGCATCGTCGTCGGTCGTTGGCCTCGGAGTGATGCCCGTGCCGATCAGGTTGCTGACGCGCTTGTCGATGACGTTAAAGGCATACGGGTCATTGCGAACCGCTGCCCGGGAACGCGATCGCAGGTTGCGCAGTGCCGGGGTGTTGATACTGTTGATCCCGTTATCGGGCGCGTCCCAGCCCGCCGAGCGACGCCCTTCTCCTGCGCCTTCGTAGCTGGCTTTGATGTTGGACGGCAGCACAAATCCGTTACGAGTCAGCGTCGGAAATTGGCGGGCCATCAGACGCCCTTCCCTGCGTGGTACAGACGAACCACGCGCGAACGTGGCCCGGCGGCACTGGCCAGCGACGAGCGTATTTCTTCGCGCGCCTTGAGCAGCTCATCGACAGTGCGGTACTCCACGGTGCGGTCGGTGTAGCGCACCGTTTTTTCACCGCGAGCGATGGCTGCCTCAACCGCGTCGAGGTGCTTTTTAGTAAAGGACATATCAGCGTCTCTTCAGGTAACCGCTGGCAGAGCTGCGGCGTTGAGGGGGTGCCGCCGCAGGCCGCGATGGCGCGACCGGAGCAGCAGGTTGCGGTGCGGGTTGCGCGCTCACGGCGACAGATGTTGGTTGTAATGCAATGGCAACACGCTCGCCCTGAATAGGCTTGGTGCCTGGTGCGTCGTCAAACAAGCCGGCCTGTGCCAGTGACTGTCGAACCCGCTCCCAGTCGTGTTCCTGATACCGGTTGATGCCCAGGTAATGAGCCATGGCCAGGCAATACACCATCAGGTCGAGCGCTTCGTTGCGTTCGGCTTTGCCCTTCACCCATTCGATGCGCTTGTGACCGCGCACATAACGGGCGACCTTGCGTTCGGCCACGCACTGGGCGAAGAATTCGTCCGGCAGGTCATTGGCAAAGTGCAACGAGCCCGGGCCATCGGGAAACGGATAACGGTTGTAGATCCAGTCTTTGGCAGTGTCGGTACCGACGAACCACAGTTCGGCGCCGTTGCGTTCGGTCTGACCTTTCCACGTCACATCGACCATGGATGGACGTTGGGCGATCACCGGTCTACCCGGTTTGCTCGCGCCTTTGATGGCGAAGACATTGCGCCAGCGACGGACACGACAGAACTGATAAACCTCATCGGTGTGGTGTCCACCGGAGTCGACACCGGTGGCGAGAATCCCCAAGCCCACGCCGCAGGGATGCCGGTACCGTGCCTTGAGTTTTTCGTCCAGCACCGCCCAGGTGCGCTCGTCCGCCGGATCGCCCCAGATGATCTGGTGATCAATTACCCAACGTTCCATGCCGATGCCGAAACCCATCACCATCAGCTCCAGGCGGTTGGCCTGGACGTCGACAGCGCCGGTCAGCATCAGCACGCCCAGCGGCATCGCGCCAAGGGCGTAGGTTTCCAGACGCGCCCGAGCGATCAACACTTCCGCCTTGGTCTGTTCGAGCGCGCTGTCCCAAACCTTCGCCAAACGGGTGTTGTAAAACACCTGCATGAGACTGGTATCGCCTTGCGACTGGGCTTTTTTCGCGTCCTCGAACTCTACGGCGAGCGAGGCCCAATCCATCCAGCCGATCGGCGAGTAAAGGGCACTGAGATGAAAGCCCACGGTCTTGCCATCACCACGACCATGCGCGCGCCATTCGCCTCGGGCGAGCATGTCGCTTTTGTGGTGTTCTTCGATCAGCACGTCACAGTCCAGTCCGGACGCCGCACACTTGTAATGCACAACGCTGAAATCGGCCGAGTAAAGTAGGTTTTCCCACTCCAGCACCTGCATGTGCCCACAATGCGGGCATGGCACGTAGTAGTGGCGCTGGTCGCTGGACTCGAACAGATCGGCGATCCGCGAAGCGCCCTTGATCGTCGGCGAGCTGGAGAAATAGATTTTGGCGTTGCGACCGAAGTTGGTCGCCCGCGTCTCGGCCAGCCTGATGGGATCACCTTCCTGGCCGACATCGTTTTCCCAGCGGTCAACCTCATCGCCGTAGATGTAACGCGCCGACAACTCTGACAAGTTAGCGGCGGAACCGGCGGTGGTGACGTACAGCGAACCGCCCTCGAATTCCTTGGTGTCCATTGTGTTGCGCGCGTCCCGGGAACGGGTGGCCGCGACACGCTCGCGCAAAACAGGCGTGGCCTTGATGGTCTTGCTGATCCGACCCGACACCCGCTTGGACAAACCAAGGCTTGGCAACAGCGCCAGAATGTTCG